TTATTTTTAGTATCAAATACCACTCTATCCAGGATAGATTTCATTTTAAACTCAAATCCTTTAAACGCCCATTCTATAGTTTCTTCAGTTAGATATGTTTTACCGTCTAAGATATCTACATCTAATATAGAGCTAGCAGCTTTATGTGCCATAATAGAAGAGTAACAAGATTCAATTATATACTCATCTTTGGCTGTAAGAACAATCTTTCCTTTAGAGTTATTAAGGGCATTCCAATACTCTAAAAGGTCAGGCTTAGTCTCAAAGTTATTCCACACAGTTTCAAACTTTGTTTTATACTTTGATTCTTTATAAGCCATCTCTTTAGCTAAATCATTATCGAAATTCTCATTTAAATAATGGAAATATCTATCTATGAATATTCTCATATTAGTACCTTCTCCTGGAGGAGAGGCTTCCATTACGTAATACCTGTTATCAAATTCTTCAGGCTCTAAAACTCTACAATGAATGGCTGTTCCTAATTTAAAATAATCTGCATCATCACTATCTTCAGCTTCTTTATAGGCTTTGAAGTGCATAGGAGATTTATTAAACTCTGAAAGGCCAGAAGCACTAACTGTCCAGTTATCATACAGTTCCTGTATCTCTGGACTTCTTTGTGGTTCTATCTGGGACTCTTCCTGAGAATCGTTTTGTAAATTCACTACTTTTGTCATCGTCTTTGTATTTTGAAATTATAAATTCTATTTTACGTTCTTCTAGTGAGTCTACAGGAACAAACTCAACTTCTCCTGCAGCTCTTATTATATGAACGTTATCATCGTGTAAGTAATGATTATTTACTAACACGTCATTAAAGCATTTCCCCCATATCCACATATTATCAGCATCCCAAGAGCAGACATAGTCATCTTTAGGAGGCTTCCAAGATATTTTACCACGGATTCTTTTAACAGTTCCATAATTAGCTGGAGCATGGAATCTCATACGTATCCTATAAGGACCATCTCCTAGCTCTAGATCTTCAGGAATATGATCTTCTATAAAATGATGCATCTTCTTTACTATTGCATCTCTTATATAATGATTTATTCCAACGAACATACGCTGTCCGCTAATCTTCATGAACTTGTTTTTAGAAATCTGTGCGTGGGTTAGGAATTGAGGTAAGGTAATAATAATATCTTCTTCCATAACATATAATGGGGCTCCTTATAAAGAAGCCCCTTTTTTATTATAAGTAAATAGAATTAGAAAGCGCTATCTTCTCAGCTAATTCAGCTTCAATTTTAGCAATCATATCCACTTTCTCTGAAGTAAACTTCTGCATGTCTTTCTCCATCTGCTCTTTATCAAATGCAGTGTAGTCAGACTCTAAGAAAATCTCTTCATTTTCTCCATTAGAAATGGCCATTGGGAAATACTCGCAACATCTCATCTTTGTTGCATTATAATCTACTGGTACAGAAACAACGTTTCTAGGATTTACTAAAACCTCTAAGATAACACTATCTCCATACCCAAAGTCTTTAACATACTGCATAGAACCAACATGTAATCCTGCAGAACAAGTTCTTTCAGGATCATTATCACATTCTTCTCTAGGCATTTGTACAGGATCACCAATGTTAATAGACATACCAAAAGAACCAGGGTGGAAAGGCTTAAAAGTCATAGCTTGAGAATACTTTTCAGGGATTCTTTCACCTGTCTCCTCATCATACTCAACTTTGATAATCTCTTCTCCAGTTTCCTTATCATACTTTCTCTTAACACCTACAGCCTTATAAGCTAAGAAATACCCATTCTCTGTAATAGGATGTCCGTTATTCTCTAAGAACTTGAATAACTGTCCTCTTACGTGAGTGTCAGGATTTAATAATAAGTGCTTCCAGAAGTTAATCATAGGAGCAAGATCTAGTCCGTTATCTAAGAACTCTTTAATCTTGCTAGACATGAACATAGGAATAGCTTCCGAAGTTCCTTGTAAATAAATTCTACCATTAGCATCTATTTCAAAATGCTCTCCTAAGACAGCTCTGTAGTCCTTATCGTCTAACATATTATTAATGTCTGCGATAAGTCTATCTCTCTCTTCAGAGTCTTTTGTGCTATTGTACTTTTTAGCACAGTCAATAATTGCTTCAGCGTTAGGATGATCTCTCTTAACAACTGAAGGATTACCGTCAATAATTACTGTAACGTCTTCTACCGTTACTTTACATACTAATAAACTCATAATAAAATAATTTAAATTGTTTCTAATTCTAAGGTTAATTGTGAAGCTAATGCTTCGTTTAAAGATACGAAAATATTACATTCTTTTAGAAGAAATTGACATATACTTTCTTCATAATTATTACAAAAATACTCTTTATATTTAAGGATTTCTTCTACTACATTTTCAGTACTAGAATCACTTAAATCTTCTATAGCATTCTTTAAAGTTTGAGAGTGAGGATAATTTACTATAGAGTTAAGTACTATTTGTCTTCCCCAACTTCTATCTCTAGTAAGATAAAGAGTTAATGCGTCTTTAAAGCATAATTCTTTAATCTCTAAAGTAGTCTCTGCATTTACTCTAATCATATGCTCCATTAAGAACTGTATCCCTATAGCATCTAAAGTTACATAAGAACCTTTAAACACATTAGATCTTAAGATACTCATCTTATTAAACCATGTATGAACACGTGCAACTTCTTGAACTAACTCTTTCTTAGGTTCAAAATCAGAATGAAACTTCTCTACATATTCTTCATAAGTCCTTTCAATCGTACACTCATAGTCTTTATATCCATAGTTAGGCTCTCCTACAGCAACTTTCTTGTTTATATCGCTGTTCACTTGATTTAAGATGTTAGACTGGTAATATGCCTTATACTCGTGTGCTGTATAAGCCTTGTTCAAGAACTCTTCTAAAGCAGCAGTCCATCTTTCATCATACTTGATAAAATCATGTACGTTAATATGACGGAACATATGCTTTTCGACATTCTTAGAGATAGTAATAACTTTAAAAGTTTTATGGAAATCTGTTTGTCTAACAGCTTGATAAACATCTCTTAATAGTTGAATATCATCTTTAAATCCATAGATATACTTCCTAGTATCACGTTCTGTAACGTCTATAACATCTAATTCAGCTCTATCAAAGCTAGCAGATTTAATGTATCTAAAGAATACTTTACCAAGTCTTTTTCTCCTTTGTTCAGGAGTTTCTTCTTGTTCAGCAATCTCATCAGTTACACTAGAAGTATCTACATCTTCATAGATCTTAAGATCAGGGAACTTCATGTACTTCTCTAACTTCTCTTGAACTTTTTGAAGAGTAAGTTCTACTTTACCGTATCTAACATCTTCTAACACCATTCCATTATCTTCTGCTATATTCTCATCAAACTTAAAGTTATATGATATAGATCTCCATTCTGAGTCTGAAGAGTTAGCTCTAGTTCTATACTTAAAAGCATATTTAGATCTTGACGTAATGTCTTGCATAATAGCTTCATTAGCTCTAAAGTTAAACTTATCAGCTACTTTATATAAAACCTCAGCTCCCATGATATTATCAAAGTTAGCTGCTCTAGCAGATACCTTACCAATTTTACCTGATCTAGAATAGTCTCTTTGGAATAAATACACTTTATAAGCAGATAGTAAATTACTTAAATTTACTCCGTCAATATCTAATTCCCATTTAGACAGGTCTACCTTTAACCTCTCTTTTAGGTTAGTAACCGCAGCTTTAAAAGGTGTAATATCTAAACTAACTATTCTAGGAGAACCATAATGATATCTCTGAAGTTGTCTCCAGTACTTATAAGTCTCATATAAATCTGTTAAAGAGCTAAAAGAATCTTCTACATCTTTCTTAAACTGAGTTGCTATGCTGTTAAAGATTTCACCTAACACTCTCTTAGTCTTTGGAGTATATCGAATAGCTTCTCTTGAAGGTACAAGGTCTACTACTCCAATATTAACTCTAGGAATAAGATCTGGACTAATATTAAGGTCATCAATATTCTCAATATGCTCAGTCTCTAAAGGATATAACACATTACCAATAAGAACTTTATACTCATAAGAACTAGAGTTCTCTGTAATGATATATGTATCTGTTTCCTCTATAGGCTCATACTTTTTGATAGTATCATATGATTCAAACCCTTCATATACTACATGCTTGAAATAAGCTAACTGACTGTTAATAGCTTTTACAAACTTATTTACAGAGTGGTTAGTTCTATCTGTAAGAGGTACAATAACAGAAGTACCATTCTTTTCAGTAGTCTCTCTAGTATGTACTAGATCCATACTTGGAACAGTCTCTCCTTTATGCATTAAGTAGAAATACTCAGTACCGTTATGTCTAGTATTAACATAAAAGTTATCAGTATAAGCCCAAGGTGACTTACATCCAAGACCAAATCCACCAATTTGATGGTTATCATCTCTCTTAGTAGACACACCAAGTACAGTGTAGATATCTTTTACTCTTTGTGGTGATAAACCTACTCCACTGTCATTAAAAGAGATGTTAGCATCAATTCCTAATAGAGGATTACTATCCGTAAGATTTACGGAAACAGTTAATCTATCAGAGAACCAATTTAAATCATCATCTTCTGCTAATGGCATTAGACCTTTTATCTTAAGGTCTCTTTCTCTGTGTGCATCAATACAGTTTGAAGTAAGTTCTCTTACCACAGATCCTACTGGGTCAGAGTATAGATTAATTAAGCTATCAATAATCATAGCTTGAGAATCTTCACTAATTCTTAGGGCATTACTTTCCTGTACTCCTATGATCTGCTCATGGGAGGCATTTTTGTTATCTAATTTCATAATTTAAAAATTAATTGTTTTTTTGTGGTTAAAGCGTATCTCAAATCTGGATATTTCTATTTTATATCCTTCTTGTGAGTGTGCACATACTCTTCCTGAGCTGGAAATGTGCGTTACTTTGAATAATTCGTGCTCATCATTTACCTCTATGACATCACCAATTTTCAATGTTTTCTTATAGGAATGATTAGTTCCTGATTCTGCCATATCTGGTTTCATTATAATTCGTTTAAAATTGTAAAAATCATTTGATAAGCACTTTCCATTCCTTTTGCTTGAACATAATCTGATATATCTTTAAGACCATTAGATCTTGTTCTGAAAGATTGAATGAAAAAAGGTGTTATTCCGTAAAGTTTCCGTAACTTATTAGATCCTGATACGCCAGCGTAATCAAAATCTTGTAAAATATAGATCTTCTTAAACCTACTCTTAAGTTCCTCTATTACAGTGTCTTTTATAGATGATACTTCGTTCTGCATAGCAACAGATGGATATCCCATCTGATGAAATACCATAACATCTTTTAAAGACTTAGTAATAATAAGAGTGTCCCCAGTAGAAGGTAATTGATCCCATCCTTGCAGTACAGTTCTATCTGTATTAGAGGACCATTTATACTCTTTATCTAAAGGTCTATATATTTTATAAGTAACTTTGTTATCTTTTAGGAATATGTAAGCATACATAGGATTGTTATATGAATAATGCGCTACCTTATTACCATTGATAAATAAAAATTTAATAGAGAAAACATTATATTTCTTTAAACAAGTTGTATCTATTCCATATTGTCTCCAATATTGCTCATCTGCTGAAGTAAACTCTTGTCGTTTAACTCCTATATTTGAAGATCTTGGAACAGTCTCAACTGTAGAAACATCTAAATTACTCTTAAATCCTTCTCGTAAGGGTAAGTTTTTACTACCACTACTAAGACCTAATTCAAAGTCTCTATCTATCATTTCTAAGGCACCTCTGAAAGAAACAGTAAACATTTTCATAATAAACTTTGCTATATCACCAGAATCTCCAGTAGCAAAGTCTTTATAAATTAGTACACCTTCTCTTCCATTAAAGACCGAAAAGGAAGGATTTTTATCCTTCCTCAACGGGCTTTGCATAGCTTCATTTAGTTTAAAATCTTGTCCTATATAAAATGCAAACAACTTATATTCATCTGTTAAATCACGAATCGCCTCCAATGTTAGAGGCGACTCGTTAAATTCTAAAGCGTTTTGTAAATTATACATCCAAGAAATTTAATTAGAATGGTAAATTAGCGTCACCTTGTGTTGCATTTGAAGCTGGCGCTCCAAAAGCTGGGTTAGGTGTTAATGTTGCAGCAACGTCTGCTTCTGCTTCAGCACCTTCTTTCTCCATTTTGTCGAAATCAGTAATTCTCAATTTAGATTGAGAAACACCCATATCTTCAATGAATGGTACATACGCAGGAATACCTACAAAATCATTCCAAGTGTAAGTAGTTTTAATTCTGAACTTTTTACCTTCTGTTTTACCAGCTAAAGTAGCAACAATCTTATCAGCAAATTCGCTGAAAGAATTAGCTACAGGTAATTGAGATTCATCTACGAACTTAGTCATGATGTGCTTAACTCTCGTTACTTGAGATTTAAACTTCTTAGCGGCCTTTTCTTGACCTTCTCTCTCTGCATCAATTTCCCATTCAAAGTGGCTTACAGTTGCCCCAGTAGCATCGTTAGTGAAAGTGAATTTCACAAAGAAGTTTCCGTTAGAAGATTGTCCTTTCTCTACAGAAGTTAACTCATTGTTTTCAGAAATTCCTAATGGGAAGATTGCTTTTCCACCTTCTGATTTGATGCTGTTGTCTTGTAAGTTGTACATAATAATAAAAATTTAACGTTAAAAAATAAATTTAATAATAAAAAAATAAAAAATAAAATTATAAGTTAGCATTTTGATAATTAAATGCTGGTGCTTCTGTGTCTGGAATCTGCGCTTCTACTACTGCTTGTTGAGTATTTGCTACAAAAGCCTTTTGTGCATCCTCCTGTAATTCTACCGCTGTCATCATGATAGGCTCTTCAGCTTCTTCTGTTACGATTTCAGTTTCTGCTTCTTCTGCAGTATAAGTTAAAGCATAGAAGAACTTCCCTGGGAACTCTTCAAATGATGTAGCTGAGCTAGCTACGTTTAACTCTACAGTAGTAGCATCTTCAAACTCAGTAAGCATATCGAATAATCTGCTAGCATGGTATCTTGCTGTAACGTTACCAGTATTAGGCATAGCAATTCCACTCTCCTCATCAGTATATAAGTAAGCAGAACCATTCTCTTCATCATATGCTACTGCGAATGATGATCCAAATAATCCTGTTGCTTTAATAGCAGATGTGTTAAATTTCAGCTTACCTTTTGTAGGTTCGATAGTTAATGTTGGCTCTGCAGCTCTTTCGTAAACGCTTCTTGTTTTTCCAATTAATTCCATGTTTCTAAAGTTTTAAAGTTTAAGTTTAATAATTATCCGTGGTTATATTCGTCAATCTTAGACACGACTAACCCCAAGTCGTTAGGTATTTTAATGTTATCAAACATTCCAACAGGAGACTTAGCTTGATACTCATCAGTTCTATTTGTTACAAAAGAATATGTAGCAGTCTGTGCTTTATCATCATATTCTACATCAGTGAACAAAAGTACAGTGAATAACCCTTCTAAAGTTACCTTCTCATCTAACATTTTACCAATAGTTTTAATCTTCTTAAAAGATTTACCATCAATCATAACATCTTCAGAGTGAGTTAATACGATTACCTTCTGGTCATCTCTAAGCATTCTAGATGTATTAAGAACGTCATATGCATTCTTAGCCATAATAGCAAACTTATCAAATCCCTTAGTAGTAGCTTTCTGAACGAATTCATTTGCCATTACATACTGGTAATCATCTAACACAATGTTCTTAATGTTAGGCATATCCTTAATCTTAGCTAATGCTGCTAGAATAGTCTTAGCATCAGTAGTAGAGAAATAATTCTTACCATCTTCATATTTAGCTTTCCACCCTTTAAAAGGTAAAGGTTTACCCATTACATTAATAACAAATGTTTCTTCAGGATTTAATCCTGCAATTCCTAATTCTGGGATATGTCCCATGGACGTGGACTTTCCTGTTCCACTTGCCCCTACAATACCAACTAATTCTGACATGTAAATTTGTTTAAGGTTAAATAATAATTAGCTTCCGCATCCAAAGCATTCGAAGCCTGAGTTTTCTGGTTTATCAAAAGGATTAATACCGTTATTAATCTTCTCAATATCTTTCTTATACTCTCTATCAAGCATTTTAACTTCCATTTCGCTTTCACAAGCTGATTTCTGTTCTAAATACTTTTTAGATAATAGTTGCTTAGCAACTTCTTTTTCTTGATCTGTCATTTAATTAATTTAATAAGTTTCACAATCTTCAACTCTACTATACTTAAGTTTGTTAGCCATAACAGCTACACATGGTTCACCTTCTCGGACTTTTAAAAAGTGCCAATATAGTTTACCTGCCACAGGCCAGTGTTTGGGCCCATAACTCTCAAATCCCATCTGTTCAGGATTCATAGAAACCATAACAACATCACTAAACATAAAAGCAGCACTAGAACCAAAGAGATCTTTCTTCTTTGGAAACTGTTGGCTTGGTTCAGCTTGTCGTTCTGCTCTTTCTATATCTCCGTTAAGCTGAGATAAGATAACGAAAGATACTTTCTTACCTACTTCGTGCGTAGCTTTCTTAAGTTTGTTAAACATAGTATAGAGGTCTACTAAAATTTGCCTCTCTTCTTTGTTTCCATGTACTAATAGAGTATGGTCCAGCATTACCACTACGTTACTGTGCTCATTCAAAAATTCTATAATAGTCTTTTCTACCTGAGGAACAGTACCAGCTTCTTCTACATAGTATATAGGTAACTCTGCAATACTTCTACCTGCTTCAACAACTCTGTTATAGTTTTCGTCATCCAGATTGTAATCTGGAATACCACTATGAAGTTCTTGAGTACTAAGGTCTAAAGCACTAGCAAATTTCCTAGACACTAAGTTTCTAGCTAGCATTTCAAAGTTAAATGATAATACTGTTACATCACTATTCTTAGTAACAAGGTGAGTTTCTAGTTGGTTAATGATAGCAGTCTTACCACTACCACTCATACCAGCTATAGTATGAATAGTTCCCCATTCTATACCACCCATAGCAACTTGATTATACTTCTTCCAAGGAGTCGATAAAGAACTAACTATCCCTTTCCTCCTTTCATCTATATAGATAGCACTCTCACGAGCTGCTTCTACGATAGGCCTTACTTTTAATTTAGATGAGGTCTTGTCCATAGTTATTAGTCTTTTGTTCGTTACTCATTTCTAGTAAATATTCATAATTGTACCAGCTTTCTTGATTTAGGTATACATCTAGTTGTTGCATAAATTGCAACGTGTTACTTTTCCTTCTCATCCATAACTCTGCCTGCAAACATCTCATGATATGCTCATGAACAGCTTTTGTTTTTACTTTCTTCTCATACTTCTTCTTCATCTTTTTAGTTAAAGCAGATTTATGAGTAGTAGGCCTAAGGGCCCTAGTTCCACCACTTCCATTGGAAACTTTTATGGGGTATGTCCCGAATATCTCCCAAAATAGGGACTCATCATATCCAAAAAGTTTTCCAATTTCTTTGCGTGAGACAATTAAGTCTTGAACACGAAGTTCCTCCGAGTAGTTAAGGAGATATCCTTTTTCAAATAATATGTTGAGGTCTTCGTCTGTTCCATAACTTGCTAAGTAATACTCAAAGCTATTTAATTTCCCTTCATAGAGAAACATAAGCATAATGTATTGATGTGCAGTCAGTTGTGATTGGATGAGGTACTCTGTGTTTACCTCTACAATCATAATGCTAATATACGTTTTTTATGTTATTTATACCAAATTCTTCCACTAATTCTTCAACATCTATTCCTAAAGAATGTGCATGTTCAGCGTACATAGAAAAAGGTATTTTGGTAATATTCATATTAGCTCCCCCATCGTTAGGATTTCCTTTAATATCTTTCCTTTGAGGTTGAAGTTTCCATAGGCTATAATTCCTTCGTGACTGAGGACTATAATTAGGCATAATAGCTCGTATGATTATAGAAGCATCAGTAATTTTTGTGACACTTCCTGTTAATTGGGCATTATTAGAAGTTACCAAAACGGTATCTCCTGTTTTAATGTCATTGTAATGTGAGTCTTTAGGCATAATCTAAAATTTCATTTGGTTCATCAATATAAACAGTCTCATATCTCCACTGGGATGATTTTAACCATTGCTCATCTTTAGTACCTTTAGCGTACAGTCTGATTAACAATGCTTCTTTATCATCTTCGTATCTTATGATCCTACCCAGTCTTTGTATCTGGGATTTTTCTTTGCTCGTACCAGCAGCAATAATAGCAAAGGTAACCCTCGGCAAATTAGCTCCTTCATCCAAAGCACGAGCTGTAGACAATACATTCACTTTGGTTCTCCCATCGCAGAACTTTTTCAAATTCTCTTCTCTCTTCTTCTTCGTGAGTTTAGAGTGATATGCTAAGCAGGAATCACCTATTACAGTGCTTACCTTATTAGCAAATTCAGTGCTTTGTGAAAATATCACTCCATACTGATCTTCCATAAGAGAATGTATTGACTTAACAGCCTTTACTTTGTTTACTGCATTATACAGCACGTTTTTCCTAAGATTGATAGTCTTCCAATCAGTAAATCCTCTATCAGCATTTTTACCAATAATAATAGAATAATGATCGTATGATTTTCTTTCTTCTTCCGTCAACTCTATTCCTAAGTTAATGATTTTAAAATCAGAAACTAACCCTAACTTACGTGCTGTATTTGTAGTAATTGCATCAACTACGGGTGCTATTTTATTTAACATCACCCGTTGCTCATAGTTGATACTTGCGCTTAAACCTAAAACCCTAGTACAAGTATTGTTCTGAAAGAACTTGAAATACTCCTCTGAGAGATAATTATGAACCTCATCACAGATTACTAGATCATACTCATGATCTGTCCACTTGTACGCTGTTTGAATGCACACTATATGTACATTACGCTTTAGGGTGTTCTTTTCTCCCCACTTCTTAAACTCATCTATCCAAGCACTATCTCTGATAGTTTGAGTAGGAGTAATAATAAGGATTTTAGAATCTCGGTCTACTTTGTTCGCTAGCCATGAAGATGCTAACACACCGCATCGAGATTTCCCGACACCAGTGCAATACTCAAGAGTTCCACGCTGACCTGCCTGGAACCACTTGTTGAGGCCGTTCCTCTGTACACGGTCTTTAATTTCACTCTTGTTCATAATTTTTATTCTACAGTTTTAATAATATTATCTCCTCCACACTGCGTACAGAAGACTTCTTCTTCATCTGTGATCCAATCATCATCACAGTCTCTACAATAAAATTCCATAATATTTACTCTTTACAATTTTCAATAAATACCTTACTATTAAAGTTAGGATATACACTTAGCTTAGAAGCCATCTTCTCTGCAATGTATTCTTTAATTTCAGGTTCTAGTCCTAGCTCTAATATAGCTTTAGCAACTAATGCATAATCTCGTCTTGTCATAATTCAAAATGTTGGTTTATATCTTTCCAAAAATTAATGTTTGCATCTACAGCAGAGTCTTCATAATCAGAATCATCTTCTAATAAAGAATCTATAGATTGCTTATTACAGCGTGGGCAATTATCTACTTCGTCCTCCCACTGGACTTTACCTGTACCATTACAAATATGGCATTTAGTGTTGTTCATGTTTAAAATATGTATCTAATTTGATTAAAAGGGATAATTTCACTATGTAAGTCTATAAACTGCTGTATCCACTGTTGTTTATACTCTAGTTTATATCTTACATTTTTACCTCCATATTGAGAAACTTTAGCCTCTTGTATATATGGGTTCCATAACAAGTTTTCTCCAAAGATATTATTTTTAAGATTATAAAGGTGCTTATCCTCATTATGAGTAAGGAATATTACTTCTGCTTTAACTTTATCTTTGTTATTAACATAAGTGTCTACTAGTTTAAACAGTTCTTCATAATCTTCTTTCCATCCTGGATATGTTATTACGGGAGAGTAGTTTATATGCACATCATATCCTGCTTTTATAAAATCATCTATAGCTTTTATCCTTTTAAGAATAGGTGCTGTATTTGGTTCTACAATAGCAGAGATATTCTGTGGCATTAAACTGAATCTAATTCTGATTTTACCATCAGGATTAAACTCTAGAAATCTGTGAGGGATAGTTTTGGTTGCAAAACTTCCCATAGCAATATCATGTTCTTTAAAGAATGTAAATATTCTTTTCCAATCATGATGTTTTGCATGTAGTGCAAAGTCTTCATTACAAGAGATATCGTAAGTTACAAACTTTTCATGTGTTTGGTTAGGTTTATCTACCACTGCAAACATAGCATGATTATTTATAGCTGTTAAAATATCTCCTGTGTTAGTAGAAATACTTAGTCCTTCAGGAAGATGACGTTTCATATAACAATAAGAACAGTTAAATAAACATCCATATCCGAAGCTAGGACTAATATAATCAGTAGATCTTCCTGAATATCTAATAAGCATAGATTTTCTATTGACTTTTGTTATCTTCATCTTTGTTTTGGTTTTTGAGATTATGAATTTTATCCTCTAATCCTTTAAGAGCATACATTCCATCCTCTTTAAAGTACGATACTATTTCTTCTAATTCTTTAATAAATTCTTTTTTACTCATCTTTGTTTTATATTGTATTTATAAAATCTTCGATTCTTTTATTAACTCGTTTTAGCTTTTCGTGATTTTCATCTTTATGGTAAATAAGTTCTCTTCTACGATACTCTTCATAATTATAACCACGTTCGGCATTCATAAACCGTTCTACATTTTTCAGTCTTTCTTCAAGAATTGATTTAATTTCTATTAGGTCACTTAAATTAAGTTCTTCTTTACTCATCTTTGTTTTGTTTTAATTCTACCTTCAGTTAATGCTTTATTAAACTTATCTTCGGTCATTGCAAACTCATCTTTTGATAGTTTCCA